TCGTCGGCGGCGCGATCACCGAGGCCCAGTCGATCGAAGTGACCACGACCTACGGCGCGATCACCGGCACCGAGATCAAGGGCTCGACCCAGACCCAGCTGCGCGTGCGCTTCAAGCTCGACGGCAAGAACTTTGCCGACGATCTGCCGTGCATCGTGACGGTCCACGAGGCCGTCATTGCTGCCGACGCCGCGTTCGATTTCCTGGGCGACGACTTCGCCACGGTGACGATGCCCGGCCGCATGAAGACCCCGGCCGGCTTCGCCGAGCCGTTCACCGTGCACCTGCGCGACGCCTGATGAGGGGGCGCCACGGCGGGGGCGCCAATGCCCGCCACGCATGAACAGCACCGGATGACTCAATGGCGACGGCAAGCAAACGTGAAGTAAGCTTTGTCGTCGGAGTCGAGACGACTGGCAGTGCGGAGATCCAGCGCCTCGCCGCTGAAGTCCGCAAGCTGGGCGCCGAGGGCGACCCGGCCGCCGCAGAGTTCCGCACGCTTGCAGACCAACTCGATCGCCTCGGTCAGCAGACCGACGCCGTCACGGCGATCCGCGGGCTCAATACCGAAATCGACCGCCTGGCCGCCTCGCAAGTCGAGGCCGCTGCCGCCACCACGGCGTCGAGGAACGCGCTCGACGCGCAGACCGCCACGGTCGCCCGGCTCAAAGCCGAGTCCGCTGAGGCGGTATCTGCCGTCAACCGTCAGGTCGCGGCCACTCGCGCCGTCGGCGACTCGATCAAGGCGCTGAACCGCGAGTACGTCGGCGCTGCCCGCGAGTCGCAGAAGTACAAGGACGAGGTCGCGAAGCTGCAGGCAGCGCAGACCGAGTCGAGGAACCGTACCGACGAACTGCGCGTCGCCCGGTCGAAAGCTTCCGCCGAGGTCAGCAAGGCCGAGGCCGCTGAAGGCAAGCTCGCCGCGGCGTACCTGCGCACCCGCGAAGCCGCCAACCAGGCCGACGCCGCTGTGCGCGAGCGCTCCGCAGCCCTGCGCACGGCCGAGACCGCGGCTACGTCGCTGGGCGTGGCTACGACCGACCTGGCGCAAGCCGACAAGCAACTGCTCGACTCGCAGGGCCGCCTGATCGCCCAACTCGGCGAACTGAAGGCCCAGCAGACCGCGCGGCTCACGCTCGACCAGCAGAACGCCGCGGCGCTCGAACGCACGACGCAGAACGTGCGTGCGCTCGCAGCGGCGCACGAACTCGAACAAGCCGCGCTCGCCGAGTCGGCCGCTGCCAGCGCTGCGTCCGCGGCGGCGAAACAGCGCCTGTCGGACGCGATCGAGCGCATCGTGGTCGCCGAGCGCGCCGCGGCCGTCGCGATCGACCTCACCAACCAGAAGCGCCAGGCGCAAGGCACGCTCGACCAGCAGGCCGCGCTCGACGCCCTGCGACTCGGCGAGGCCCGTCGTGCTGCCGTGCTCGCGGCCGAGGCCGAACTGGCGGTGCTGGGCAACTCGGCCGCCGCCACGCAGCGCTACGCGCAGGCCCACCGCGACGCCGATGCCGCAGTCGAGGCGTTCAACGACGCGCTGAAGCGTTCGGAGCAGGCCGCGCGAGCCGCCGACAAGGCGCAGGAACAACTCGTCGCGTCGCTGCGGGAGACTGAGGCTGCGGCCGAGCGCTACGCCGCAGCGATCGGCGAAGCTGCCGCTGCCGGCGAGCAGGATGTGGCCGCCTCGCAGAAGCGCCGGGCAGCGGCCGAGGCCTTGATCGCGTCCGAGCGTGCGCTGACGGCGGAACAGCGCGAAGCTGCGCAGGCGCGCGACCGTAGCCGCGTGGCGCTGGTCGCCGAAGCGCAGGCGTTGCTGGCCGCTGCCCGCGCTGCGGACGAGAGCCGCGCTGCGACCGGGCGACTGGTGCAGCAGGCGCTGGCGCTCGGCACCGCCGTCGACGGCACGAGCCGGTCGATCCGGCAAATGGGCACGGTCTCCGAGCAGGCTTTCGGCACGGTGGGCATCCGCGGGCTGCAGTCGATCGAGACGGAGATCCGCCGCGTCGACGTGGCGATGATCCAGCTGGGCCGCGACCTGCGCGCCGGCCGTATCAGCGCCGACGACTTCGCCCGAGCAACCGGTGCGGCGACGGTCAAGCTGCAGCAACTGAACGCCGAAGCCCGCCAGGTGCAGGCCTTGCCGGGCCAGTTCGAGAAGATCAGCGCGTCGATCCAAGGCGTCATTGCTCGCTTCGGTGCGCTCGGTGCGGCCGTAGCCACGGTGGGTGTCGCAGTGCGCCCCGTGGTCGAGGCCACGATCGCGCTCGACCAAATGCGCCGCACGCTGACCACGGTCACGGGCAGCGCCGACGAAGCCGAGCGGCAGATTGATTTCCTGCGCAAGACCTCGCAGCAGTCCGGCCAAGCGTTCACGGAGTCGGGCCTTGCGTACGCGAAGTTCGCCGCGAGCGCCCTGCAGTCCGGCCTGTCGATCAAGCAGGTGCAGGACGTGTTCAAGTCCGTGTCGCTGGCGGCCGGCAACCTCGGGCTGTCGTCGGACCAGGCGAAGCGCGCGCTCGAAGCCCTGTCGCAAATGGCGGGCAAGGGCGTCATCGGCATGGAAGAGCTTCGCCAACAACTCGGCGACGCTTTGCCCGGTGTGCTGCCCCTGCTGGCGAAGGAACTTGGGCTCACGACCCAAGCGCTGAACAAGGTCGTGGAGTCGGGCAACCTGCTGTCGCAGGAGGGCATCCCCGCCATCGGTCGCGCGCTGCAGGCGCTGCAGCCGCAAGACGGCGTCGTGAACGGAATGATCGCGACGTGGAACCGGTTCATCAACGTCGTCAAAGAGGCCGGCACGAGGCTCACCGAGGGACCGCTGGGCGGGGCCGCGGGGGTCGTGCTCAAGAACCTCGCAGAAGGCGTCAAGGCGCTCGCGTTCGTCGCTGTGAGCGCGTCGGAAGGCATCTCGCTGCTGGGCAAGACGATCGGCGCCACGACGGCGTTTCTTGCAGGCGGCGGCCGGGGCTTCGACGAGTACAAGCGCACGATCTCCGAGTTCGCGCTGCAGTCCGCGGAGAACATCACCAAGTTCGCCGAGACGGCCCGGGGCGCCGGCACGGCCACTGACGGCCTCGGCGCAGCCACTGGTCGGCTCGGCAAGTCGTTCGCGTCGCTGAGCCTCGAACAGCAGAAGGGCCTCGACCAACTGCAGGCTCAGGTCAGCGCCTCGAACAAACTTGCGGAAGCGGCCAAGGCGCAGGGCGATGCGCTCATCACGTTGGCGGCCTTGACCGGCGATGAGACCGAAGCGCGCGAGGCTTCCGCCCGCGCCGCGGAACTGTCCGTCGCGGCGGCCGAGCGTGAAGAGGCGGCGACGCAGGCGCTGGTGATCGCGCTGCGCGAAGCCAAGGTGCAGAACGAGGCGAACGCTATCGCGGTGGGCTTGAACGCCGACGCCGTGAAGGAAAAGAACGTCCAAGTCGACGCCGAGATCGCGAAGGCCGAGGTCAGCGCCGAGAAGGCACGCCAGCAGGCCGAGGCGTACCGTGCGACCGCCGCGGCAGTCGACCTCGCCGGCCAGGCCGCGCGCAACAATGCCGGCTCGGTCGACGCCTTGCAGAAGGCGTACGAAGACGCGAAGACCGCCGTCGAGAACACGCGCGTCGCGATGGTCAGCGGCGCTGCTACCACGGCCGATCTGGACAAGGCCAGCCGCGCGCTCGCCGTCGCGAAGGGGCTGCTGAAGGACGCGATCAACGACGTGAGCGAAGCGCTCGATCGTCAGTTGAAGGCCATGCAGGCCGACGTGAAACTGGCCGAGGCCGGGATCAAGTTGGAGATCGAGCGCCAGAAGAACGCGCTGGCCGCGGCCCAGCTGGCGGGCAACGAGTACAGGGCGCGGCAGGCGACCCTGGCGATCCGCGAGGCCGAACTGCGGCTCGGCGCGCTGTCGATCGACCTGAAGCAAAACGAGGCTCGTGCGACGCTTGCCGCGATCGACGCCGAGGAAAAGAACCTGCGCCTGCTCGGCCAGTTGACCCCGGCCAAGGCCGCGGACCTCGAAGTGCGCCGCAAGCTGGCGCTGGCCTCGTCGCTCGAAGCGCAGGCCACGCAGGAGGCGAGCAAGGCCAAGCAGAAGGAAATCGTCGACCTGACGAACGGCACCGTTGCGCGTGACAAGCACACCGGCTCGACCGACAAGGGCACCGGCTCGACGCGCACCAACACGACGGCCACGGACGGCAACACCGACGCGCTCGGCCGGAACAACCAGCAGCTGTCGGAAGCTGAGCGCCGCGTGCTGGCGCTGACCGACGCGCACCGACGCTACTTGGCGCTGCTGCAGCAGACCGGGTCAGGCGTGACCGACGGCAGCGGCCTGGCCGGCATCGTCGACGAACGCTACCCCGGCGTGCGCGGCGCAGGCGGGACGGACAACCTGCTGACGGCGAACGGCGGCAAGGACTACAGCGTGCTCGGCAAGAACGATATGTCGAACACCGTCGACAACAGCGGCATGTTCGCGCTGCTGGACAAGTACGCACGCGGTCAGATCGGGGCGGGCGATGTGGGCGCGCTGCAGGCCGCCTACGACGCCGCTCGCGCCAACACCTACAACGTCGCGAACAGTTCGCTCGGCAACCTACGCACGGGCGAGTACGCAGGCTACGAGGCCAAGCTCGCCGCGGCGCTGCAGACCGCCAAGGGGCAGGCCGCGATGGCGAAGTCCAGCGGTGGCGGGGCGTTCGGCGGCTACTCGACCCGCGAGACCCGCGCGGCGGCGAACAACAAGACCGTGAACGTGAACCTGACCCTCGGCGGCAAGACGACCACGTTGTCGGGCACGCAGTCCGAGGCTGATCGGCTGCTGCAAATGATCGAGGACGCGCAACGCGCGAGCGGAACATGAGCACGACCCTCACCCACGACGCCACCACGCTCACGCTGTCCGACGACCTGATGTGGTCGGACGAACACGCGTGGTCGGCCGTCGAGCAGCGCCAGGCATACGGCTTGACCGGCGCGCTCATCATCGACGCGGCCGGCAAGCAGGCGGGCCGCACGATCTACCTGCGGGCCGGCGACGACTTCGCTTGGACCCCGAGGTCCACTCTGCAAACGCTGCGGGAGTGGGCGAACCTGCCGGGCGAGCAGTTCACCCTCAACTACCGCGGCGTCGAGCACACGGTCAAGTTCGACCACGCGGCCGGCGCGATCGACGCGACACCGGTGTGGGATTGCGCCGAGCCCATCGACGCCGACCCGTACGTGGTCTCACTCCGTTTCCTGAAAGTCTGACCTATGGCAATCGTTGCAGCTGACCTGAAGTTCATCGCCAGCGAGCGGATGATCGACAACCTCTCCACCGTTGCCGGCGTCGGTGGCGGCGGGTACATGAGCGAGGCCGAGGTCATCGACGCGGTCGAGAACAACGTGTTCCCTGACGTGATGCCCGGCGACCGCATCGCGCCCGGCGCTGTGCAGCTGCGCCAGGTCTACCCGATCGCGCTGTCGGACGACAACGACGCGCTCTACAACGCCGTCGCGGGGTTGATCGAAGGACCCACCGACCCGAACGTCGAGGTCGCCGCGTTCACCATCCCGTCGGGCACGTCGTCGGCTGCGGCTGCGGCTGCCGTCGGTACGAAGTGGACCGTCGGCACGACCGAAACACTCAGCATCTCCAACGACGTGGGGCTCACGATCGACTTGAACCCATCGATGACGACGCCCGCGGTGGGGGACCTCGTTCGGGTGCGGTCGTACCAGGCGTCCCTGACCCCTTCCCCGTGGGTAGAACAGGGCCTGCGCATCGTGACTGCGGTGTCCGGCGACACCATCACGATCGACGGTGCCGGGTTCGGCGGCGATTCCACCTACATCTACACCGTCCCCAACGCCGGGGCGGGCGCGCGTGTGTCGGCCGCGTCGCTGCTGACCGACGACGCCTCGGCTGCAGCCACGGTCGTCGAGGTCGACAAGCTGTGGGCGCGGGTGCAGTTGCCCGGGTCCCCTACGATCAATGAGCCCGGCGAGCCTTCGGGCCGCCTCGGAATGCTGCCGCTGTACCTGCCCGGCGACAAGCTGCTGTTCGAGCATGGCAGCACGCCGACCACGCGGGAGGCCGCGGTCGTCGCGTCGGTCAACTACGCCACGAGCGAGGTCACGCTGACGGCGGGGCTCACAAACGCGTTCCCCACCGGCTCGAAGATGACCCGCCCCGTTCCGCTCGGCACGCTGCAGGCCGTGGCGAACAACAAGTTCTCGCAGCAGACGTGGACTCGCGCCTGGTCCGACACGTTGATCGGCACGAGCATCGCGGCAGCCTACAGCGGCGCGATCCCGATGGTGAACGAGGGCGGCGCTACCGACCGCTGGGCCGTGGTGTTCACGAGCGCGACGGCGTTCAACCTGTTCAGCGAACGGCTCGGGCAGATCGCCTCGGGCACCACGGCCGCAGATTTCCTGCCGCTGAACCCGCTGACGAACGAGCCGTACTTCACACTGCTCTCGACCGGCTGGGGCTCGGGCTGGCTGCCGGGCAACACGCTGCGGTTCAACACCCGCGCCGCGTCGTCCCCGATGTGGCTGTCGCGTCTGGTGCTGCCGAGTTCGCCGTCGGGCACCGACCAGGCCGAACTGTTCATGCGCGGCGACGTAGATGCCTAGCACCATCCACACGTCGGTAGGCTCGCCGTGGAGCGACGGGTCGACGGTTCACGGCGGGGGCACGTCGTTGCCATGGGGCGACGGCGCGACCATCCACGCCGGACCCAGCAGCTACACGGCCGGGCCGCCGCCCTCGGGCGGCACGCCCACGGGGCCGATGCCCGGCGTCGCGCTCTACACGATCGCCGCTCGCGCCACGTACGACGTGCCGCACACGATGGAGGTCACGGACCTGCGCGACGACGAGGTGCTGGCCGTCGAGTCGGTGTCGATGTCGTGCGACGAGGACTCAATCCTGTGGACGCTGCGCGCTTCCGGCGGCGACGCCCTCTACTCGAAGCTGACCGCCGGCGAGCAACCGGCGCAGGTCAAGGTCGACATCGACGGCGAATTGTGGGTCTTCGTCATCGACGCTGTCTCGCGCTCGCGCTCGTTCGGGCAAAGCAGCGTCACGGTCTCGGGCCGCAGCCCGGCTGTTGCCGCAGGCTCGCCCTACGAGGCTGACCAGAACTGGGTCAACGACGGGATCTCGACGGGCGCACAGATCGCCGCCGTGGCGAACCTCTACACGGGGTTGGGCGTGTCGTGGGAGATCGAAGACTGGCTTGTTCCCGACCGGGTGTTCTCGTTCAGCGGCACGCCGCTCGCCGTGGTCGCCCGGGTGGCCGAAGCGGTCGGCGCCGTGGTGCAAGCCGACCGCACCGCCCTCGGCGTTCGCGTCATGCCGCGCTATCCGATCCTGGCGAACGAGTGGCCGACCGTCGCGCCCGATGTCGAGATCGCCTTGGACGCGGTGCTGTCGGAGCAGTACGAGCGTTCGGATCGCCCCGAGTACACCGGTGTTTACGTCGCCGGCCAGCAGCAGGGCGCCGTCGGCTTCGTCCGGCTCGCCGGCACGAGCGGCGTGAACCTGCACCCGCTGGTCACGGATCTGCTGCTGACCGAGGAACCCGCCCTGCGCATGCGCGGCACGGCCATCCTGGGCGCTTCAGGCGGTCAGGCGTCCATGACCCTCACCCTACCCCTGCTGACGGGCGCTGGCGAGCCTGGCGTGCTGGTTAAGGGCCAGCTGGCACGGGTTCTCGACCCGGCCGGTGCGTGGGACGGTCTGGTGCGCTCGGTCGCGGTGAACGCGACCCTGCCGGTCGTCACGCAGACCGTGGTGCTCGAACGCCACACGAAGGCGATCGAGGGTAGCGTCGTGATCCCGCCCGACGAGGAAGAACCGCCTGCCGAGGACGCGCTGACGTTCATAGACGGGCCGATCGGCGACTTCGCGCTCTCGCAGGGCGACACGTTCTCCATCGGAAACTACTTCGACTTTTGGACGGGCGGCACGCTGCCCTACACGTACTCCGTGGCGTCGGGAGCGTTGCCCGACGGCGCCACCCTGAATCCCTCGACGGGCGTTCTGAGCGGCACGCCGACGACGGTGCAGACCGGCAGCTTCGTAGTGCGCGTCACGGACGCAGCTTCGGACACGGCCGACAGCAACACCATCAGCTTCGAGGTGGAGTATTTCCCGCCATGAGCAACAACCTGTTCGTTCGCCTCAAGCAGATACTGCCGCCGGCCCCCGTGTGGATCGGCCTGGTGACTGAGCACCACGACGAGGACGACACCAGCACCGTCGTGCTGCCCACGAACGAAGGCACCTTCGACTACGGCGGTGGCGTGTCGGTCGGCAGCACCGTGCGAGCGCGCGGCACCACCGTTCCGATCGGGGCCAAGGCGTTCATCCGCAACGGCGTGGTCGAGACGCGGGCGCCGGACGGCGACGCCGTGGAGATTGAGGTGGGCGTCGTGGTGCCGCCGGTCGCGCCCATCGTGTTCGCGGGGCCGATTGAAGACCAGGCCGGCGAGGTCGGGGACGCGTTCAGCCTGGACGTGTCGGGCTACTGGTCCGGCGGCCTAGGGGTGCTGTTCTTCAGCGTGCCGGGCGATGCGCTGCCGGCAGGGCTGTCGCTGTCGAGCGCGGGTGTGCTGAGCGGAACGCTGACGACGGAAGCGCTGACGACGGGCCTGGTGTTCCGCGCCACTGATGCGGCCGGCTACAGGGCCGACAGCAACGAGGTGGCGTTCGATGTGACGGCGGAAAGCGGCGTGTGGGCGGCGGTGGGGGTCTCCGGGTCCAGTCGGGCGATGTCCTCGCCGGACGGCATCACGTGGACGGCGCGCTCTGCGGCGGCGGTCTCGTGGTATAGCGTCGCGTTTGGCAACGGCGTTTTTGCCGCCGTGGGGACAGGTTCGAACGCGGCGATGACTTCGCCTGACGGCGTTACTTGGACGGCGCACGCCGGGGCGAGCACGGGGGCTTGGCGGGACTTGACTTTCGGCAACGGGCTTTTCGTCGCCGTCAGATTCGCGACGCCGGCCGGGACTCAGCACGTCATGACCAGCCCTGACGGCATCACGTGGACCCTGCGCACGCACCCGTCGATTCTCTACCTGCAGTGCGTGGCGTATGGCGCAGGGCTGTTCGTCGCTATCTCGAACTCGGGGGGTGCGATCACATCCCCCGACGGGGTCACTTGGACTGCTCGCACGACGCCGACGCCGACAGGGGCGCCGGCACTCGCCTCGTGGAAGTCCGTAGCCTACTCCGACACGCTCGGGATGTTCGTCGCGGTGGGTGAGTTGTACGGGTCTACGAACCTGATGACCAGCCCCGACGGCATCACGTGGACCTTGCGCACCAACCCGGCATCGACGCAGGGCTGGTTCAAAGTCTGCGCGGGGCCAGGCGGGATGTTCGTCGCCGTCAACTCGCCGACGGGCGGGGCGCCCTACACCGAGACCCTGCGTTCGACTGACGGCATCACGTGGACGGCCGGCACACTGCCGTCGCCCGGGGCGGGGCTTTATCAGTCCCTCGCGTTCAACGGAACCGACCTGCTCGCAGTGTCGTCGTCGGGGGAGACGGCGGTTTCGCCCGACGGCATCAATTGGACGGCCGGCACGTCGGTATCCGGCAGCGGGTGGTACGACGTGTGCTGGGGCGTCCCGTAACACCGAAACATCGCTGCTTGCGCGCCGCCCGCGAGTCGGCTAGAGTTCTTCGTTATAACGTACTGGACGGGGCATGGAAGACGGTCGTTGGCACTTGGACAAGAAAGTTCCGGTGGCGTTCATCGTGGTGCTGCTGGGCTACGGCATTGCCGGCATGTGGTTCATCGCCGACATCAAAAAGGATGTCGAGTTGCTGAAAGCGCAGGCGCCAGCGCAGGTGCAGCGCGACGACCGGCAAGACAAGGCCGTATCAGAGTCGGTAGCGGTCATCCGGGCGCAACTCGATCGCATCGACGCGAACATTCTCCAACTGATCCGAGAGGGGAGCAAACGATGAACTGGAAGACTCTGATACCGCGCGACAAGTTGCTGCACCTGGCGGCAGGCGCAGCGACCGTCGTCGCGGTGCTGGCGGTGCTGGCGATCGCCAAACACGACATCGGTTTCGCGCTGGCTACGGCCGGCACCCTCGTCGGCCTGGCCTACGAGTGGCAACAAAAATTCCGTGGCGAAGGTGAGTTCTCTCTGCTCGACGCGGCGGCCACGGCCGCGCCGGGTTTCGTGGCCTGGGGCCTGCTCGCCTCGTTCGGCCTGCGCTGATTCAACCAACCGTAAGGAAACATCATGGCTGAAACCTCTCTTTTCCCCACCTCGATCTACAACCTCGACGTGACCTACCTGGCCGACAAGTTAGCGCGGTACACGGGGGAAGTGCAGATGAGCGTGTCGAGCAACGTCGCGTTCGTCAACGAGTTCGACATGGCCCGCTTGCAGCAGTACCTGACGGACATCGACAGCGCTGTGGCCTACGTGCTGAACCAGCCTCAGCTGGACATGCCCGAGTCGCATCCGATGTTGCACCTGGTGCAGCCGTTCCCGACGATGCGCGACTTGGAATCGGACGAGTGGGATCACGTCGTGCGCCTGCTGCGCGCCGGCTACATCGAACTGGTCAACAGCCAGTCCGCGCGCCTGGGCGCCGGCCTGATGCCTTTCGACGCCCGCCGCATCACCGCGCTGATCGCGAAGACCCGCCAGTGGCTCGACGACTACGTGAGCAAGCGTAGCCCTATGGACCTGCCGGAAACCAGCCCCCAGCAGGCTATGAGCCCCGCTGGAAAAACCGGCGTCTAAGGCCGTACAAGCGCCGCAAGCTGTACCTGCGGCTGAGGTAACAACGGGGGCCTCGCGGGGCCCCCGTCGCACTTGGAAGGGAGGGAATCATGGCACTCGACCCGATCACGGCGGGCCTGAACCTCGTCGACACGATCGCCGGGAAGACGATCGACCGCCTGTGGCCCGACAAGACCGAGAAGGAAAAGGCTGAACTCGCCGCCGCGGTGGCGATGGTGCAGGGGCAACTCGACATCAACAAGGCCGAGGCATCCAGTGGCAACGCCTTCGTGGCCGGGTGGCGCCCGTTCATCGGTTGGACGTGCGGCATGGCGTTCGCCTGGAACTGGTGCGGCCTGCCGATCGCCATGTTCGTGCTCGCCTACGTCGGCAAGCCGATGACGTTGGCGCAGGCCGACATGACCGAGATGATGCCGGTGCTGATGGGCATGCTCGGGCTCGGCGCACTGCGCAGCTACGAGAAGACCAAGGGAGTCGCCCGGTGATCTCGTTCAGCACCCTCGTGGCCGCCGGCATCGCGCCTACGCAGGCGCGGGTGTTCGCGGGCCCGCTGGCCGACGCCTGCGCCCGCTTCGGTATCGACACGCCGGTGCGTGTGGCGGGGTTCGTGGCGCAGTGCCGCGTGGAGTCGGCCAACTTCACGACGCTCGAAGAGTCGCTCTACTACACGAGTCCCGAGCGGATCCGCAGGATTTTCCCAAGCCGCGTGCCGGACCTCGAAGTCGCAGCCCGTCTCGCGCGCAACCCGAAGGCGATGGCGAACCGCGTGTACGCCGGCCGGTTGGGCAACGGCGACGAGGCCAGCGGCGACGGGTGGCGCTTCCGGGGTCGGGGCCTGAAGCAACTCACGGGGCGCTACAACTACACGCAGGCGGCCCTCGCGCTCGGCCAGCCCTACGTCGAGCGCCCCGACCTCGTGGCCGAGCCTGGCGGCGCCTGCCTGACTGCCGCGTGGTTCTGGTCTCAGCACGGCTGCAATACGTTCGCCGACTCATCGCAGTGGGATGCGATCACCCGCGTGGTCAACGGCCCCGGCATGCTGCAGGCGTTCGAGCGGCGCCAATACTCAAACGACGGCGTGAGGGCCTTTTCGTGATCCGGCACGACCTCGTCACCAGCACCTTGCGCTTCTACGCGTCCGAGGAACCGGGGCCGTTCGAGCCCTACGTGGCGATCTGCACGTTGCTGTGGGAGACGGACAACATCGTCTGGATCGCCGGGCTGCACGGGTCGCTCTCGCGCAAGTTGCTGCGGGAGTTGGTGGAGAAGCTTCACGGCTTGGGGGTATCACTGGCGAAAGCGCACCGCCACCCGGCGCACCGCCTGCCGTTCGGGGTCGAGGTCGACGATCACATCGAGATGGACGTGGCGACAATGGCTCGCCGGGCGGGGCTGGCGTGACGACGGTCCTCGCCGACGCCAGGCTCGGCGTGATGGTGTCCGACTCGTCCGCGTCGGACGGGACGAGGGTGTGGGTCGCCCGCAAGGTGTGGCGCGTGCGCGGGCATCTGCTTGGCTTCGCCGGCAGCATGCACCACTTCAAACCGATCGTCGACTGGTTCCGCTTCGGCAGCACGCCGGAAGAAGTGCCGAACATGGGCGACGCCTCGGTGCTGATCCTCGGACCGACGGGCCTGTACTTGATGGACCACAACTCAAAGTTGCCGCAGTACGTCGAGAGCGGCCGGGAAGCCATCGGCGCGGGGGCGCAGTCCGCGATCGCCGTGCACGAAGCGCTAGGGTGGGCCGACCCGCGGCGCGCGGTGCGGATCGTCTGCAAGCATGACGCCACCAGCCGACCGCCGGTTCGCCTCTACCGGCTGGCGGGGAGGCGCCCGTGAGGCCCGTTTACCGCGTCGACGAGGGGCTGTTCCCCTACGCTACCGCCAAGCAGCGCGAGAAGTTGGAAGCCATCAACGCGCACAAGAGCGAGCGCGCTGCGGCGCGAGCGCTGGGGGTGAATTTCACCGCCGTGCGCAACGCGTTGGCCGCCGTGAAGCGCAAGGCGGCGCTGCAGGGCTACTCGCCCGAGCACGACATGACGCGCACAGTGCCCGAGCCGTTCGTCACGAAGGGCGTCAGCACCTACTACAACAAGGACGGCAAGCCGACGGGGCAGTGGGTCAAGTCGCAACTCGCCCAGGAGCAGTACAACGAGATGGTCAAGGCGGCCATCGGCGAGTTCGTCGCCGACGTGCCTCATCTGCCCGTCGCGCCTGCGCCGCTCGACTTCCAAAGCGACATCATTCCCTGGATTCAGATCGGTGACGCCCACATCGGCATGCTCGCGCACGCGGCCGAGACGACCGAGAACTTCGACCTGAAGATCGCCGAGACCGAACTGTGCGCGGCCATCGCGCAGTTGATCGACGAGATGCCGAACTGCGAGCGCATCGTGGTCAACGACCTCGGCGACGCCACGCACTACGACAACCTGGCGGCCGTCACCGCAGCCAGCGGGCATCCCCTCGACGCCGACGGCCGCCACCCGAAGATGCTGCGCGTCTACAGCCGCACGATGCGGTTCATCGTCGAGCGATGTCTGACGAAGTGCAAGCACCTTGACGTGATCGTCAACCAAGGCAACCACTCGCGCATCAACGACTTCTGGATTCGCGAGATGCTGACCGTGGCCTACGCCCACACCGGCCGCGTCCACGTGCTCGACAACGACAACGTGTTCATCGGCTACCGGATGGGCAACACGCTGGTCATGGTGCACCACTCCGACAAGTGCCCGCCGGCCCGCCTGGTCGGCGTGCTCACGAGCGACTTCCGCAAGGACTTCGGCGAGACGGAGTTCCACTACATCGACATCGGCCACGTGCACCATCACTTCGCCAGCAAAGAGCACCCGAGCGTGCTCATCGAGTCGTGGAACCACCTGGCGGCAAACGACAAGTGGGCGCACGAAGCCGGCTACCGCTCGCGGAAGGCGATCACGGTGGTGCTGCGCAGCCGCACCTACGGCGACGTGGGTCGCCGGGTGCTGCCGATCGAGGAAATCCGCGGCCGGTTGGCCCGCGCCCGCGGCGTCGCGCTGCCCGTGCCGAAGACCGCCTACGCGGTTTAGGCCGCCAGTTTGATGACTTTCGCCGCTTCGATCAGGTCCATCTTCCGGCTGTCGGTCAAACTGTCGTAGATTTCAGTCAGCGCGCTCGACGGGGGCGGGGGCGCCCCACGATCTGCGCAGGACGGGCCGGACGATGCTGGCCGGGCTCGGGTGCCCCTCAGATGTCGCCGAGGCGATCCTGGGCCACGTACAGCCCGGCGTGCAGGCGGTCTACAACCGCCACGGCTACGACGCCGAGCGCCGCGACTGGCTCACTCGGCTGGCAGAACGGTTGGAGGCTATCGCCGCCGCTTCGCCAGGGTCCGCAGCTTGAACCGACGCAAGAGGCCCGAGCGCTCCGAGGCGAGACGTAGTTCGGCCTGCGTCTGCACGTCGACGACCCGTGCTGCGGTTCCGAACGCTGCAAGGGCGCGAGCCGCTTGCTCCGCGGACACGCTGAGCGCCCTGATCGCCCGGCCAGCGCTGTCGAGCACCACGAGATCGCCTCGCGAGAAGGGTTCGCCCGCGACGACAGTGACGGACTGAGCGCGCAGGCTGGCGAAGGGGTCAGCGGTTGCCATAGCGCATAGCTTTCTTTTTGGTTGCCGGCCGCCAAAGCGATGCGGGAAGGGCCGGGGTGTCTGTGCTGCGGCGCTGCGCGTCCAGCGCAGCACACGAGCGCAAGAACACCGTGGGGTCGAGCGGGTCGATCTCCAACACCGGATGCGGACGACGGCGGTCGTTCATTTCGCCCGGCCCCGGGTGTTCTGCGGCGGGGGCAGGTCGCTCACCGGCAAGCCCTCGGAGTGCTCGACCAGCTCGCGGTGCAGCCAACCCACGCGGCCCTCGCTGATCTTGCGCGGCCGCGGGGCTTGGCCCGTTCGCACCAACTTCTCGAACGTCGACACGCTCAGCGAGAGAGAGAGACGCGGCGGCGTCGGCCTTGTCGTAGATGATGCGGCACACGGTTCAATGTTCTTCGCGTTCGGCCGGGCCCCCGAGCAGGTCGTCGATCGTGAGCGGCGGCGAGTGGATCTTGCGGGACAGCCGGCGGGACTCGGCGCAAATCGCGAGCGCGAGCCGCACCCGAGGGTTCGGGTGCTTCTCGGCGGCCAGCTGGTAGAGGTAGGTTGTGGTAGTTCCGCACGTGTTCGCAACCGCTTCGCGCTGTTCTTTGGTGAGCGCGCGAAGGAACTGCAGAAGTGGCGTTGGGGTGGGAGAAGGCGGCATTAGCTCAATCGAGGTCGGCAAGAACCGGATGCTAACGGGCCTTTGAACGGTGCGGGGGAGGGGCATGGTGCTCTCCGTCAATTGTCAATTTCGTCAAAACACAGACGAACTTTGCGCTCGAACGCACAACCACGCAACCGATATTTCTAGGGGCAGGGTTTGCCCTTAGTACCCCCTGACTACGGGGTCACGACGCGTCCTCGATCCGACCCTCAAGGCGCTTGCAGCGCGCCAGGAGCATGTCGACACGGTGCGCCCAGTCTTCGGCGCACGCCTGCGCTTCCAGCAACTCGAACTGTGCGGCGCGCAGCCGCTCGCGGCGGGTGCTGTCGAGCGTCGGGGGCGCGGGCCGTGGACGGCGGATGAGAGTGATGGGCCAGAACATAGTTAACCTTTCCGGTAACGTTTCGCGCGCCAAGGACCGGGCGCGCGGATCGGCCAGTCGCGCGCCCAGAACGGCGGCACTTCGACGATGGCTTGGAATTCCTCAAGCGACCCGAAGCCCTCGGGTATCTCGCACACGATCTCGTCATACACATGCAGCACGACGGGGTAGCCGCGCGCTTCGAGGTTGATGCACGCGAAGCGCAGGATGTCGCGGCAGGTCGCCTGGTTGCAGTTGTGGACGATGAACGGGCCGCTGCCGCCGAGCACTACGAAACGGGACCGCGGGCCGCAGTCGAGGATGTCGAAAACCCTTTGTTCGCGACGTTCGGCTCGATCAACAGTCGGTCGGTCGGCCAGTTGTTCGCCACTCGGTACTGCAACGTGGTCTGCCCGATGCCGTAGCGGCGCGAGGCTTGCGCCAACGTCAGCAGCCCGCTCGGCGTCGGTATGCGAAGGTTGTCCCGCCGGTTGTTGTGCTGCACGATCTGATTCGTCCAGCGCGTGTTGCCCGGCTCGTAGTTCCCGTTGTTGTCGATCCGGTCGATCTCCAAACCGCGTCTGTACTCGGCGCCCACGTCCTGCCAGAAGTTCTCGAACGATCCTCCCCAGCGCTCGCAGACCCGAATGCCCCGCCCGCCATACCGTTCCCACGCCTGATGCGACGGCAGCCGGCAGCGATCGTTCATCGACCGCCACACCGCGTACGCCGGGTGCTTGCTCATCCCGTGCGTGGTGCGCGCCTTTGCGATCGACGCCTTCGTCATGCAGCCGCAGTTCGGCCAACGCCCGATCCGAAGGTCTTTCTTCACGCCCACCCCGCACTTCTCGCGCTCTTTCCCGCAGTCGCAACGGAACACCCACCAGCGTTTGTGCCCGTTCGTCTTGCCGGGGCGCAACGCCGTCAGCATCCCGAAGCGTTGGCCGGTAAGGCCTTGGGCTTGTCTCGGCAGCGCGCCAGCCGTCGTCGGTGAGAACTTCATGGTCGGGGGTCATCCATACGTGGTCAACGGGAAGGCAGGGCTGCACGCCTTTGGCGACGAGACCCGCGTGGCGCACGAACTCGACGCCGTCGTGCACGAGGTCGTCGGCGCGCACCTGCTCGATTGCGACCCAGCCGCGCGACGTAAACACCAGCGTGCCCTCGGCGATGCAGTTTTCGACGAGGCGCCCGCCCCACGTGCGGATCTCGATCCAGCCGACCGGGCCGTTCTTCGGGTTGGTGTTGTTGCCCCAGTACGAGATCGACAGCCCGCGCTCGCTCGGCTCGACGCGCGCATCGTGGTACGTCAGCCAGCGCCCCGACGGCAAGCGGCAGTGAAGCGTCTTGCCGCGCATGAGGAACGCGATGCCGCTGTCGGTGCCGTCGAGCCGCTTGACGACGTACTCGGTGCCCGGGTCGAGGATCGCCTGGATCGCCATGCCCTCGACGCCGAAGTAGTGCGGCGTACGATCCCAGCGGTCAGCGAAATTGTCGCCACGGATCGACGACGCGGTGCCGAGCGTCTGCCCGCCCCACAGCCACACGATCGCCGGGCTGGCGTCGCGCCACGCGAGGATCGCCGCCTTGATCTCGTCGTCGGTGCCGGGGAAGTCAAACGCGCGGGCCGCGCCAAGCCAGCCCTGGTATGACATGCTCAGTTCGAGAATTTTTCCCTTCTGTCTGAGGGGATGGTGCTGGCCGGTCTCGGCCTTGTGCTTCGCGAAGTCCTCGAACGGAACGTTGAACGCCTTTGCGGCTGACGCTTCGTAAATCTTGCCGTGCGTGCGGAAGATGTCGATGCGCCACTGCTCGCCCGCCAGCATGGCGGCGCCCACGGCCTCGATCGAGTTGTAGTCTGTGCTGATGAGGTCGTGGCCCGGCGCCGCGTCGTACAGCCCGCGGATGCAGCCGGCTATCGCGTGCATCGCGTCGCCCATGACCGACTCAAGCAACTGCAGCGAGCGGTGACGCAGCACCTCGATCGCGTCCTCGGCGGCGTCGGGGCTCCACTCGACCAGGCGCAGCGTCGGCGACTTCGGCACGCCGCACCACGGGCAGGCGGCCAGCGTGGGCGCGTAGTGCCGCTTGCAGCCGCAGCGCACGAGATCAGGACCGGCCTTCGGGCTGTTGGTCGGCTGCGGCCCCTCGCCGGTCGCGCGCCCTGTGCGCGCCCCGTAGTAGATGAACAGGTCGTGCATGCGGCTCGCGGCCGTCGCACGGTTGCGCATCGCAAAGACTTTCTTGACCGACGCGCTGCCCACCGCGGCGCGTATCTCAAGCACACGGCGCGCGGCCGGCGTGAGGTGCGGGTTCTTCAGCATCGCCTCGACGGCGTCCTCGTCGAGCGAGTCCATGAAGACGCTTTGGCCGCGCAGCCAGCCGACCAGCTGCTGCACCTTGCTGGCGGCGTCGATGCCGGTCAACTCGAACAGTTCGGCGTGGTACTTCGCCATCGCCTGCTCGATCACCGCAATGCAGTTCTCGACGCTGGCGAGGTCGATGTGAACGCCGCGTTTGTTGATCGCCTGGTCGACCTGCCACCACGCCAGTTCCTCGCCTTCGAGGTCGGGGATGCGGCTGCTGGCTTCGGCCTCCGAAGCGATGTCGGTTTCGTTGTACGACAGCATTGCGCACGTGTCGTTGAAGTCCTCGGCGATCTGCGCGGTGTCGGCGCCGGCACGCAGGTCGTCGATGTTCAACGGCTCGAAGCGCATCGGCACTCGCTTGCGCGGGTCGCCCTTCGTCGGCTTGCGAGGCATGCAGAATTTGTTGATAAGCCGCGTGCCCTCTTTGTCCTTCTGCACGTTCAGGCGCAGCACCTCGCCCATCTTCGCGAGCGAGCCCGGCAGCGAGAAGGCGCGGGCCTTGGCCGCCACGCAGCGCCACTGGCTCGGGTGTACTGGCGGCCAGCCCATGCGCGGCACGCAGACGTTCTCCCAGATCCAGCGCTCGAACCCGACGTTGACGGCCTCGATCACGCCGCCTGTCGCGAGGTAGGCGAACAGGTCGGCGGGCGGCGGCAGGCCTGGGCGCCAACGACGCCGGCCGAGGCCGTCCTTCAGGTCGAAGGCGGCGCACAGCACCTCGCAGGAGGGGTCGGCCGAGTAGATGGCCGCGCCGACCACGGGGAGGCCCTTGGTGCTGCCCGGTGCGCCCGGCGGGCCGTCCCACTTGCCGGCGGCCTCGTTCCACACGTAGCCGGCTGCCGAGAACGTCTCGAAGTCGAGATCCGGGATGATCGTCGCGTAACCGAGGCCCGCGACGAGGCGCGTGCCGCGCGGCAGGTCTTCGAGGCGCGGCGGGGGCGGGGGTACGAGGGTCATGCTGCCTCGCCGAACGCTGCGGCGCCGAAGATCGCTTGCGCGATGCGGCGCTCGGCGAGGTCCACGTACTCGGGGTTCAACTCGCAGAGCACTGCGCGGCGGCCGTGTTTCGTCGCCACGAGCGCGGTCGTGCCGGCGCCGCCGAACGGGTCGAGCACCACGCCGCCAGGGGGCGAGCCGGCCAGCACGCAGGGCTCGATCAGGGCCGGCGGGAACGTGGCGAAGTGGGCGCCCTTGAACGGCTGTGTGGCGACGGTCCAGACGCTGCGCTTGTTGCGCAATCCGTTGGGGTCGTTCTGCAGACTCTGCCCTCCTGCGATTTGGCTGCGATGCCGGCTCTCGATGTCAGAACGCAAAGCCTTGCGATTGCCGGTGTTCGGCGCTTGGCCTGGCGCTCGGTAGCCGGGACCCGTCAGGTCGTGCTGCGTCTTGCCGACCGCCGGCTCCTGCATCGCATCGCTGTCGAAGTAGTACCGCTCCGACTTGCTCAGCAGGAACACGTACTCGTGGGCCTTGGTGCAGCGGTCGCGCACCGACTCAGGCATCGGGTTCGGCTTGCTCCAAATGATGTCCTGCCGCAGCCACCAGCCATCGGCCTGCAGGGCGAATGCGACGCGCCAGGGGATGCCGAGCAAGTCCTTCGACTTCAGGCCGGGCGGTACTTCGCTTGACTTCCCGCCCGCGGCTCGGCTTTCGCTGTGCTTGGGGCCGCCTTTGGTGCTTGGCACCTGATAGCTCCGGCTCGCCGCATAGCTATCCCCCAAGTTCAGCCAAAGCGTGCCGTCATCCCGCAGCACGCGGCGCACTTCGCGGAACACCTCGACCATCTGCGCGACGTACTCGGCCGGCGTGGGCTCAAGCCCGATCTGGCCGTCGTGCCCGTAGTCGCGCAGCCCGAAGTAAGGCGGGCTGGTCACGCAGCAATGCGCCGACTGAGCCGGCATCGACGCGAGGACTTCCCTGCAATCGCCCTGGTGCAGAGCGAACAAACCCCAGTCGCGCGTCATCGCAAGCGCTCCCGCAGCCGTTCCGCATCCGCCGTCAGCGACGCCACCAGCGCCGGCCAGCCGCACCAGTGTTTGATGTCGACGGCCAGGTTCTCGACCGCGTGGAGGCGAGCCTTGACCGTGCTGGGTTTGGCCTTCGGGTCCGCGAGTAAGCGGTCGACCTCGGCGGTCGCCGTGTGCAGTCGGCCCCTCATCGCTCGAACGCCTCGCGGTACATGACACGGGCGTGCTTCAAAGCCTCGGCCAACTGACCGGGCGGCAGGTCGAGGGTCGACGCCAGTTCCCGCACCACGTCCATGAGCGAGCCCGCCGTGTGGCTGCGCTCGCGGAACGACGCGGTCTTGCCGATCCCCCGGTCGAACCCCGCCATGCTGACGCGAGCCTGCACGGCGGCGTAGGCCACGGCGCCGAACGCGTCGCCCTTCACCGCTTGGGCGGTGTGCAGCATTTCGAGCAAGCGGTGTTGCCCCTGGGCCTGGCGCGGCGTCAGACCGGGAGCCATTGGCACGGAGCCCTCCCGCTGCCGCACGTCGCGTTGCACACGCCCTGCACGCCCGTCAGCAGGCATTGCGCAGCACCTTCGACACCATCGGCCTCGACACGCCGAACTCGATCGCCACCGCCGCCTGCGTGCGCGTCTTGCACGCCGCCACGATCGCCGCATCGCGCTTCGCCCGCAGGCCCCGCGCTTCGGCCGCGATCACCGTCTTGCGCACCACCGAGGGCCGGTGCCGGTAGATCGGCGCCAGCACCTCGTAGGTCGTGAACGTGTGGCCGTTGGCGCACCGCCGCCGCCGCGCCAGGGTGAACCCCCGGTCGGCCTTGCGCGTCTCGCCCACCGACGACCACGCCCCGCATTTGCCGCAGTTCATCAGTACCCACGTTGCGCACTGATGCCAGCGAGCCATACGCGGCGCGCGTCCACGGCGAAACCCTCGGGTCCGCTGCTGCCGCCCAACTCGTACCAGCGGCCATCGGGCCGGCAGTCAACGAACTCGCAGGGCTGGCCGGTCAACGTGACGGCGCCGTGCTTGTCGCGCAGCGTGTGCTTGGCCTTGTGCGCTTTGCTGCCGGCGCGTTTCGCAGCCCAGTGCGCTACCAGCGCGGCAGCGAAGTTCGTCTTTTTGGTCTTGCCACTTCGCACGGCCGCGTGGCGTCGGCCGGGGCCGCGCTTCGTAGCGCTCGGGTGCTTCGCGTGTTCCATCGTCACCTCACGCCAGCGCGTAGCCGTGTTGCACCAGGGCCTCGCGGGTCCAGCCGCCGGCCACCATCTGCTCGTAGGTGACGCCCGCAGCCTTCGCGGTCATCACCGGGCCAGCGGGCGGCGCGGCGGGCACCACGGCGGCCGGCGGGGGCGGCATCAGGATCGCCGGGTTCGGCGCGACAGCGACCGGGGCGGGCGGCGCGGCCATGATCGGGGGCACACCAGGCACCGGGGCGACCGGCGGCGCGGGGTTGAACGCGCCCGCGGCCGGGGCGCTCATCATGCCGGCGGGGGCCGGCCCCTTGCCGAACCCGACGGCGCTGGCGTCAGGACCTACGCTGATCTCGGGGCCGTAGCCTGCCATCGCGACCATCCCGTGATTGACGAACACACCGGGCTGCGACTGCGAGCCGTTGCCGTCGCACGAGCCGTAGACCTGCACGTAGTAGCCGAGCTTGACGGCGTCGACCTCGGTCAACTGCTGCGTGCCGTCGGCGGTGAAAATCTTGGGCGCGTAGCCGCTGCTGAACTGCACGACCCAATTGCCTTTGTATCCCTCGTTGTCGCAGGGCTTGCGGCCCTTCTTGTTCGGGACGGTCGAGTCGCCGTCGATGACTTTCCACGCGAAACTCGGGGCTTGCGCGGCTTGCGGGAATGCAGCGTGTCCGACGCCCCAGATCAGCTGGCCCCAGTCGGTCTGCGCCCAGTGCGTGTGGCCGGGTTGCTTCGGGATCGCCACGGCAAAGTAGAAGTCGAGACGCGCCTGGCCGGTGTTCGGGCCGGACTTCACGACCAGCGGCTTGCCTTCAGCGTCTTTGTCCTGGCCTTTGTAGAGCGAACCGCGCACGAGGCGACCGACGGGAAACAGAATGTCTTTCTTGGTGCTCATTGAGACTCCGAGTAGTGAGGGCTGAACGTTACTGCGTTTTAACGTAGTCGTCAACTATGTTTTAACGAACTGCGTTAACTCGACGTTCTTCCGAACACCGCACGCGCCCGCGAGCCGTCGTCGCGCGCCAACGCAGCGGCACCGCGGGGCGTCTCGGACATGGCCGTCAGCATCTGCTCGGGCAAGCCCTTGGCGACGGCCTGCAGCGGTGTGATCGGTTCCACTGGCCGAGCTAAATCGACGCCGAACATCGAACCAACGGCCAGCACCTCGGCGGCCGACTTCGCCCAACGCTGCCGACCTGCGCCGTGCTCGACGCGCCAGCCGGGGATCGACACGCCGCGCTTGATCTGCGCGAGCGCCTGTTCTTCGAGGCCCGA